CGAGGCGGTCGCCACCGATGGCCGGACGCCGTGGTTCCGCGTCATTGTCATGGGGATGCGGAAGAAAACCCTTCACCAGGGGGCGATTGTCCGCGAGCGAATGGACATCGACTTTCCACGCTACATTCCGGGCGTCGGGGCGTTGTGGCACTTGCGATTCGGATTCGATGCACCGCTGCGGGACTGGATCGAAGAACAGGGCGAAGACCCGGACGACATTTTGGGGATGCCGTTCTGATGAGCAGCGAATCCGTCTACCGGGCGAAGCGTAGAACCAGACACGATTTCAAAGGATCGACTATGGAGATCATCAAGGCCGTACCCGCTCAGCCTCAACGCTGGTGGGTGGACCACATGCACGCGGTCCAGTCCGGCCGACTGGTGGACACGCAAACCGGCAAGGCCGTACTGAGCGACCATCGCGGGTTCCATGTCATCGACCTCGACCAGTTGAAGTCGAGTTACGTCGAAGCGTGCCAAGAGGCATTGGAACGGCTCGGCAAGGTGCAGGCTGACATCAACAGCCGATTCGTCAACCTGATGGCCGACATGGCGAAAGCGGCGAAGGTGAAGTGATGAGCCAGAAATTTGCCGACAAGGTGCGAGCAATCCCCAAGCAGACATTGATGCTTCGCCTGTCCTACTGCGCCGGGATGCTCCACCTGAACGATCTTCTCACGGACGCTGAACGAAGGAAGATTCACGACCGAATGATGAAGCGGAAGGCGAAAGAAGCACGGGAGGCCCGCTAATGCTGCTCGAATTCCTCACCGCCTGGACGGCCGCCGAGTGTTTCGTCGCCGGCCTCGCGGTCCTCGCGTGGGCGTGTGCCGACACGGCGAGCGTGCCGGACGAAATTGATTTGGGAGGGAACTGAAGATGCTCGTCCGCCAACGGTTCTTCAAGCCCATCGACGAGGAGCCGGAGATTATCGAAAAGGTCAACTGCCGCGTGTGCAACAAGTTCGCCAAGCCGTGGGTCGTCGACTGCTGCGAGCAATGCGGCAAATCCGGCAAGGCCCGCGAGTTGGAAGTGCGGCTGTTCTTGGAGAAGCAAGCCGCAAGAAAGGAGCAACGCTGATGGCAGTCCTGTTACCCGTCCCGCTCGACAACCCGGCGGTCTCGCTGTTCAGACCGCACGACCCGGCCGGCTACTGGTCCATCGAGGTGGACGGCACGCGGATCGGCTACGGCGTCCGCTGGCATGCTTCGCAGAACGGCGGCGACGTTCAGATGCACGAGACGGCCCTCCGGGCGCTCGTCAAGTCGGCCGCGTCGGCGCTCGGCATGTCCATCGTCGAATTCGCGGCCCCGGTGGCTGAAATCGACTGCGAGTCTGTGCCTGTCGCGATTTGTGGTTTGCCCGAGTTCGCCGAGCCGACGACGGCGGTGGAGCCGAAGACGGAGAGGTGGAAGTGATGAAAGACACCAACTACTCCACCCGGCAGATCATGCTCGCCTGGTGCCACCGCGAAGGATGGCTATCGGCAGAGGAAATTGCGGATTTCCTGAAACTGGATCGCGGCAAGAACGCGAACGACGCCTATCCGCTCATCGACGGTGCCCACGACGCGACGAGGACATTCTCCGACCTCGTGAAACTGGATCTCGCAAAAAGGAGGGCGGGCGGAATTTCAAAATGAGCAGTAAGATTATGGCCACTATGCCACCACGAAAACGGAACGACAAGCCTAGCCAACTTTATCGCTGGCGGCTCAAGCACAAGTTGCTTCAACGCGAGGCCGCGAAGCTGTTCGGCGTCTCGTTCTCGACCTATCGAAGGTTGGAACTCATGCCGACGCTTCCGAAGAAATACGCGCTCGCGTTCCAAACCGTGAAAGCGAATCTCCCCGGCTAGGAAGGAAAAAGTTCAATTTGGTTCGGTTTCTACTCTTGATTTCTTAATGTCCAAAATGAACAATAAGGAAGTTGGAATCAGGTCCAACAACAGTTCACAAGAGAGGAGGGTTTGATTCCGATGGAAGTCCTCAGAGGCAAAGTCCGCTTGCCGCAGCGAGTCGTGCTGTACGGGGTTTGGAATCAGGTCCAACAACAGTTCACAAGAGAGGAGGGTTTGATTCCGATGGAAGTCCTCAGAGGCAAAGTCCGCTTGCCGCCGCGAGTCGTGCTGTACGGGGTGGAGGGGATCGGAAAGAGTACGTTCGCGAACAACGCCCCCAAGCCCATTTTTCTCCCGACCGAAGACGGACTCGGCGAGATCGACTGTGAACGGTTGCCACTGGCGACCAGTTACCAGCAGTTCGTCGATAACCTCGGCTGGTTGTGCCAAGACAAGCACGAATACCAGACGGCCGTGGTGGATACGCTCGACTGGCTCGAAAAGTTGATTTGGGCCGACGTGTGTCGGGCCAACAACAAGAAGTCAATCGAGGAGATCGGGTACGCGAAGGGCTATCACTTCGCGCTCGACCAATGGAAGGAGGTCATTGCCGGACTGGATTACCTGCGGCGCGAGCGGGGGATGGCGGTCATCCTGCTGGCTCATGCCAAGATCGAGAAGTTCAACGATCCGGAATCGCAGGCTTACGACCGGTATACGCTCGCGATTCACAAGTTCGCGGACGCCTACGTTCGCGAGTGGTGCGACGCCGTCCTGTTCGCTTCGCGCAAGAAGCGGATCGAAGTCCAAGATGTCGGGTTCAACAAGACCCGAGCCATCGCCAAACCGGTCGGTGGCGATGGTGGCGAGCGGGTCATTCGTGCGAACGAAAGCCCGGTCTGCTCCGCGAAAAACCGATTCGGTATCACGGGCGAGATTCCCCTTTCGTGGGAAGCGTTCGCCCAAAACCTGTCTTGAAAACCCAACCTGCAAAACACAACCACAAACGAGAACAAAACATGAGCATTTTGCAAGACGGATTCAATGCGGACGAAGTCGCTCCGTCAACCGGATTCGATGCGATCCCGCCAGGCAAATACAAGGCGGTCATCGCGGAATCGGAGGAAAAGAAGACGAAGAAGGGAGACGGCTCCTACCTTCAACTGACGTTCACCGTCATCGAGGGCGAATTCGAGAACCGCAAACTCTGGGCGCGGCTCAACCTCAACAACCCGAACGATCAAGCCGTCAGCATTGCTCGTTCCGAACTTTCGGCCATCTGCCGGGCCGTCGGCGTCCGGCAAATCAAAGATCCGTCGCAACTCCATGACATCCCGCTGTTGATCCGCGTTTCGGCCAAGAAAGACGACGCGGGCGAACTCCGCAACGAGATCAAGGGATATGAGCCGGCGAATGGGACGGCGACGGTTACGACCAAGCAACCGGTGGCGGCCACGGCCGGCGGCAAGGCCCCTTGGGCGAAGAAGTAAAGGAGAAGGGATTTTCAACCGGGCCGCGTGATGCGGCCCGGATTTTCTGAATGGGAAGCACTACTCATGAATCTCCGCTGGTATCAAACTGAATCCATCGAGAAAGTTTACAAGTACCTCCGTGAGCGGGCAGGCCATCCTTGCATCGTGCTGCCCACGGGCGCGGGCAAGACGCCGGTATTGGCCCAACTCTGCCACGATGCGGTTATTCGGTGGGATGGTCGGGTACTTGTTGTTTCTCACGTCAAGGAACTCTTGGAACAATCCGCATCAAAAATTCAATATCTCTGTCCGACCGTGAACGTCGGGCTTTACTCGGCCGGGCTGAACAGTCGAGACACCGCGAACCCGATCATTGTGGCTGGGATTCAAAGTATCCATGACAAGGCAGCAATTCTCGGCCGATTCGATCTTCTCATCATCGACGAGGCCCACCTCATTCCCGCGTCCGGCGACGGAATGTATCGGGAACTCATTGCGGCCCTGCTGGAACTCAATCCCGATCTCCGAATTATCGGCCTGACCGCGACGCCGTTCCGCCTGGACTCCGGCCCGATCTGCACTCCTGACGGGATCTTGAACGAGGTCTGTTACGAAGTCGGAATTCGGCCGTTGATCGCGCAGGGGTTCCTTTCCAAACTCATTGGCAAGGCCGGCGTTCAATCGGTCGATACGCGATTCTTGAAAGTCGTTCGCGGGGAATTCGAACAAGAGAAACTGGAAGCGGCCTACGATGCGATTCTTGATTCTGCCATTCAGGAAATCATTGAGAAGACACTAGATCGGAATTCGGTACTCATCTTCACGCAGAACGTCGCACACGGCAAGAAGGTCGCGGAAGCGTTGCGGGATGTGCAACGAAAAATCTTTAACAAGGGACGAGAAGAGTTAAAGCCCGCATTGTCATTGTTTGACATTCCCGCCGATCCAGTTCCCGAACTCAATACTCTTGTCGCGGCCGACTGGCTTGAGGAGAACGAACATCCCGTCGAGAACCTCCGCTTCTGCCTGGATAACCTCTATTCGGTTGGTGAAGTGTACGGCTGGACAAAGCACCGCGATGAGATATTAGAGAAGTTCAAGTCGCAAAAAATCAAGTATCTCGTCAATGTCAACGTTCTTACGACCGGCTTCGATGCCACGAACGTGGATTGTGTGGTGTTGTTGCGATCAACGGTTAGTGGTGGTCTCTTCTATCAAATGTGCGGAAGGGGATTCCGCATCCATGAAGGCAAGGGAAATTGTCTCGTTCTCGACTTCGGCGAGAACATCCTCCGCCACGGTCCGGTGGACTTGTTGACGACGAAGACCGTGAAAAAATCTTCCGCTCAAGAACCCGTCGCGAAGGTGTGCCCCGAGTGCCGGACAGTGAACGCGGGAGGCGTCCGCAACTGCGTGGATTGCGGGTATGCGTTTCCATTTGAGGATCGGGGTTCGTCCACGCTTAGCGGCAAAGCGGATGAGAGTGATCCCGTCAGCAATCCGAACAAGGTGGAAACGCACGAAGTCGATCACGTCACCTATCACGTTCACACGAAGAAAGACGCCGACGAGACCGCACCCAAAACGATGCGGGTAACGTATCACCTGGACCTTGCGAGCGTCGTCAACGAGTGGGTTTGCGTTGAGCATGAAGGATTTGCGAGGCGCAAAGCCTTGGCTTGGTGGGCCGCACGTTCACGTTTCCCGATGCCTGAGACCGCCCTCGAAGCGGTTCAGTATGCCGAACATGGTTTGCTTGCCGGCACCATCTCAATCGAGACCAAGAAGAACGGAAACTTTAACGAGATTGTTGATGCGGAGTTGGAAGAGAAGCCGTTCAAGTGCGATCCTTGCCCCGAGTGCGAGAAAGAAAACCTCCGCGTCATCGTTCCGTGCGATCCGCCGCAACTGGGCAAGATAGTCTGCGGATGGTGCAACCATTACTTCAAGTGGGCATCGAAGGCAGAAGTCGAGTTTTACGGCCTGTTCAACGGCGAGGAAGAGAGGATCGGATTGATATCGAAGTCGGTCCTCTCAACCGTGGAGGAATATTCCACGCCGGCTGATAACCCGTTCTGAGAAGTTAATAGTTTGTGTCACCCACTCTCGAATGGAATCCAAGCCCAATGTCCGACACGCTCTCAATCGCCCGCTGGTACGTCGCTCAAGGAATCTCGGTCATCCCCGTGAAGGCGGACGGCTCGAAGTCCCCTCTCTTGTCGGGGTGGCGGAAGTTCTCGACTGAACTCCCCGACGATGCCACACTCGAAAAGTGGTTCGGAACGTCTCAACTTGTCGGCATCGGCGTTCCGGCCGGCCCTGCCAGTGGCAATCTACTCATCCTCGATTTCGAATTTTCGGAAGGCGAGTCGGCTTACGTCCAGTGGGTCCAGCGCTTGCCCGAAAATCTTCAATCCTTCGTCCGCGATCTTCCAACCGTTTCCACGCCGTCCGGCGGCCGACATATTTGGATTCGCCTTCCCGAATCCCAGCCGGGCGCGAAGTTGGCCCGTTATGCCAGCGGCAAAACCAAAATCGAAATTCGGGGCGAAGGCCATCAGGTACTCGCGCCGGGTTGTCCCCGCGAGTGCCATTCGTCGGGCGAACTGTACGCCTGGGTCGATCCCGAAAAGGCCACGTCCTTCCCCGAGGTCGATCCCGAAGTCTTCGCGGAACTGGTAACGTATTGCTGTGGGTGCAACGACTATCAGGCCCCGGAACAGCCGCGGGATAAGAGCGGCGGCGTGGGTACTCCTTCCGGTTCCGACTCGCCGGGGAACGATTTCAACAAGCGAGGAACGTGGGCGGAAGCCGGGCTGTTCGATGCGGGCTGGACGTGGTCGAAAAAAGTTCAAGAGGATCGCGGATTCCTCACCCGGCCCGGCAAGGATACCGGGATCTCGGCGAGTATCGGCATGGTGTCCAGTCGCGAGTCGGGGTATCCGTACCTCTACGTTTGGTCCACGTCCACCGACTTCGCAGCTGAAACGCCATACTCCCGCTTCGCGGTCTATGCGGCCCTGAAACACGCCGGCAACTATTCCGAGGCCGCGAAGGAACTTCACAAACTCGGCTACGGCGAACGGCCGGGGATGTCGGCCCACGGCCACGCGGTTGATCTGTCTGGATTCTCGATGAAGTTGGGAACTCCTGACGGGAAGCCAGTATTTCCGTTTTCGCAGCCTGCCACCGTTGAAGTCGTTAAGGATGCTGGCCCTGTCGAAGTCCGTTGCTTCAAATGGATGAGCGAACTCTCCGCGCAACCCGACGACGTGAAGTGGATTTGGAACGGGTATCTGGCGCGGGGTGGAATCACGCTACTCTCGGCGCTCTGGAAATCCGGGAAAAGCACCCTTCTTTCTCACCTATTGAAGGCCCTGAGTGGTTCCGATTCTCAATTCCTGGGCCAACCCGTCAATGCCTCGCGCGTCCTTTACGTCTCCGAAGAGCACGAGAGCATCTGGGCAGACCGGCGCGACGAGCTCTTGATCGGGGACCATGTCGGCATGGCGTGCCGGCCGTTCAAGATGCGGCCGACGATGGCCGAGTGGCGTGACTATCTCAAGGTGCTGGCCGGCGAGATCCGCAAACACCAATTCGACCTCGTGGTTTTTGACACGCTTTCGAAGATGTGGCCGGTCCGCGAAGAGAACGACGCCGGGCAGGTCGAAGAAGCCCTGATGCCGCTGTGGGAGACGTGCAAGGAGGGCGCGGCCGTCCTGCTTGTCCACCACACGCGGAAATCGGGCGGCGAGCAATTCGTGTCCAGTCGTGGATCGGGCGGACTTCCCGCGTTCTGCGAAATCTTGATCGAATTCGGCCCGCCGAACGACGAGCCGAAGGAGACGAAGAGACTTTTGAAGGGCAAGGGGAGATTCAAGGAGACGCCGGTCAAGCTCCAAGCGGAACTCATCAACGGCCGGTACGTCGGGCAAGGCGACCCGGACGACTCCCAACAAATTGCGGCCGTGACGAAATTCCCGTGGGAACCGGACCTCATGCGAGTTCTCGACGGCAAGGACTGGCAGGACGCGAACGAGATCAAGGAACTTCTCAGCGCGGCTCGTGCTGGAGTTGGCGTCCGCAATGCCGCCCTGGTGGCCGTTCTCGGTAAGCGATTTGAACAAGGGGAACTCGAACGCGAGGGCGAAGGCCGGAAAGGATGCCCGTACCGCTACCGCCTGCCACAGATGGAAGAAGAAGGGCAAATCGACGGGGAAAACGACCAAGAAGCGGCTTGATGATGTTCCCCACCCTAAGAGTGGGTGAAAACGGGAAACATAATAAAGGAATTAAGAAGATAAGAATAAAGCCCGTTTCTATTCCCGTTCCGACTCTTTCTTAGGGTGGGGAACGGCAAAAAACGGGATTGGCAGGAAATCAACTATGCGAATCGCCATCCTCGGCCCGCTGCCGTCGCAACTGTCCGCCCTGCGGCGGGCGTTCCCCGACGACGAGATACTTGAGATTCGCCGGTGCGACCGGTTCGACTTGCCGAAGGCAGACCTGTTCGTCGGGTGGGCGCGGTTCCTTTCGCACAAGCACACGGCCCGGCTGCGGCAGATTGCCGGCGACCGGCCGACGCTGGTGAGCCTCGCGGGCGGGGTCAGCGGGGTGGTGCGGGAGATAAAAGGGAGGGTTCAGGGGTGAATATGTCGCCATTCAAGATCGACGCGAAGATTTTGGCGGTCGCTCCGTGGGCCGGCGGGAAACGGCGTCTCGCGCCACGCATCGTCGAGCTGCTCGGCGAGCACGGCACCTACGTCGAGCCGTTCGTCGGCGGTTGCGCGATCTTGTCGCAGAAGGCACCGTGTAAACGTGAACAAGTCAACGACGCGAACCCGGCGGTAGTGAACGTGCTGCGGGCGATGCGGCACAATGAGTATCAGTTGAGCCGGATGCTCGGCCCGATGGCGTTCGACCGCCAGACGTTTGACAACGCCAAGCATCTGCTCGCGTCCATCGCTCCCGGTGCAGACCTGATTGGGACCGACATAGCCGCCGCCCAACTTGTCGTCTGGTGGATGGGCGCGAACGGATACGCTGGCACGTCGAAGACGGGCTGGTTCGCCCAACGGTACACGAAGACTGGCGGTGATCCGGCGGTTCGGTGGGAATCGTTCAAGCGTTCGCTGCCGGCACTGTCGGAGCGGTTGCGATATGTGGAGATTCACAACCGCGACTATCGAGACTTTATCACTGAAGAGAAAGACCGGCCCGGCACCGTCGTCTACGCGGACCCGCCGTACTTCTCGAAGAAATTCAAATACGCCCACGACTTCACCGCGCAGGATCACGTTGACCTCGCTGACCTGCTCAATCGCTTTGAACGCGCCCGCGTCGTCGTGAGTTACTACGACGCACCCGAACTCGCGACGCTCTACCCGCCTGAACGGTGGGAGCGGCACGAGGTCGCCGTGAGCAAGCCCAGTGCGAACGCCCGCACCGGCGCGACGAAGACGACGGCGACGGAGTTGCTGCTCGTGAACCGGAGGGCCGCGTGAAGACCTGGCACTGGTTCGCGCTCGGCTGGTTCGCGATCGACGCGGTGCTCGCCGTTGCCCTCTGGTTCGCGTTCCGCCGCACGCCGGCGGGCAAAGTAACCCCGAACTGATTCCCAACCCCCAAAGGAGACCGACGATGCCGACGCTCTACGAAATTGGCGAGGACTACAAGGCCATCGAAGAACTGCTCCTCGAAGGCGGCGCCGAGCTGGATGCCGAGGCGGCTCTCGCGTTCGACCGCCTGTTCGCCGACTTCGCGACCGACGAGGCGGCGAAGGCCGAATCGTACTACCGCATCATCCGCAAGTTCGAGATGGAGGCGGCCGCCGCGAAGGCCGAGGCGGAACAGTACACGCTCATGGCCCGCGTCCGGGCGAACGCGGCGGAGCGGCTCAAGGCCCGGATGAAAGCGCACCTCGAGTTCACAGGCCGCAAGGAGGCCGTCACGGCCAGCGGCAAGAAGTTCGCGATTCAGGCGAACGGCGGAAAGCTGCCGTTGAAGATCGCCGAGGGCCTCGACGTGGAGACGCTGCCGGCCGAGTTCGTTCGCGTCATCAAGTCGGTCGACGCCGAGGCCGTTCGCGCCGCCCTCGAGGCGGGCGAAGACGTCAAGTTCGCCACGCTGGAAGCTCGCGGAACCCACCTGCGGATCAAGTAATCCCAACCCCTTCACGGAGGAAACCCCATGCTCGTCATGACCCGCAAGCTCGGAGAGAAGATTTACATCGGCGACCACATTTGCATCACGGTCGTCGACATTGACCGGGCGAAGGTGCGTATCGGCGTGGAAGCGCCCCGCGACGTGGCGATCTGGCGCGAGGAGATTCGCCCGAAGGCCCTGCCCACGCCGCCGGCGATGCGAACGGAGGGGAAGTAATGCAGCCGGAACCGATTCCAAACGATTCGAGGCACGTTTGGGAACTTGTGATTGAGGACATGCAGGCCCGCGACCGTCTCGGCCGCGAACGATACGGAACGCCGTTGCAGACGCGGAACGGGCGGGACGCACTGCGGGATGCGTATGAGGAAGCGTTGGACCTCGCGGTGTATCTGCGGCAAGCCATCGAGGAAAGGGAGGGGAAGTAACGATGGTCGCCAGTGCCACGAAACTCATCACTTGCCGGCGGTGCCAGCGGATTCGACCGCACCACGCGCACGGACTCTGTACCGGCTGCTATTCGTCGTTCCGACGAATGCCGCCCGAAGGTGCCGACGACACGCTCGTCAACTTCGACCGGGTGGACCGGCTGGCGCTCGCCTGGATGATGTTCTGTCGGGGCGACCAAGACGATGCCGTGGCCGCCGCGTGCGGCGTCGGCCTCGATGTCGTCCGCGAGTACCGCAAGGAAATGCCTAAGTGGTGGGAGCGGGAATTTCGCATCAACCGTACCAGCCCGCTCGGACCCACGCGCGCCCGCGTGATGAAAACGGAGGCGGCAAATGTGGAACAGCGGAAGCGCCGGGTAGCGCTCGCCCGGTTCCTGCTGTTGCGTGGCCCGCTGGAGTTCAAGGTCATCATCGAGGGGATGGGCGTGAACCACAACTCGCTCGCGAACGACCTGCGGTGCGAGTGGTTCGAGCGGGTCGTCGCCGGCTACCGACTCTCGCCATGGCGGGTGACGGACGCCGGACGCGAGGCGTTGAAGGGAATGCGGGAAGCGGAGGACGCGGCATGAACGCGCCAATCCTCAAGGACCTTTGGAAGGATCTGGTCTGCCTGTACGAACTGGCGGCCGACGTGGATTTCGAAGTTCGGTACGCGCCCGGCATCGACGAACGGGTACGCGGGCGGGCCGAATCGCTGGCGCGGTCGATTCGCGACGCGGCCGAGGGACTGGCGGAACTGGTTCCGGTGCTGCCGGTCCCGCGAGTGACGGGGCCGAATGTGCGTCCCGCGCCGGTCGCGGCGACGCTGTACGCGAGGAGGGTGGGGTAAGTGGCCCGGTTAACCAAACGACAGCAAAAAACTGTTTTGAAGCATCGGCGAATGGCCTATTGGTACGTCAAAAGAAACCCGTCCCTTATCGCCGAATACGGGCTTAAAGACGCCAATCAACACGCAATGGTCATACTGTGCGATTCGGCGATTGGCCACGATCCAAAGCACGTTGGCAAAGTGTCCGGGAAGACGGCCCAATTCACGACTTACCTTTACATGAAATTGCATCGTGGGTTCATTGATTTGGCACGGGCAAACAAGCTGCGGATTGTCACGATGGCCAATGACGATCTGGCACACATGGTTGAACACGGTTCAATCGAAAGAATACAAGACCCTACCACGATCATTGACACCGAAGTAACGAGCCGAATCGAAGCCGAAGAACAAAGCCAGTTAACCGAATCGTTACTGTCGATTGCAGGGGAAAGGGAGAGGAGAGTTTTGGAACTCAGGTTTGGGTTCACGAACGGGCATTGTCACACGCTCAAAGAAATCGGCCACTACATCGGAGTTACCAAAGAGCGGGTTCGACAATTGCAAGAACGTGGATTGCGACATATTCGGCGGCACGTCGAAGATCTGAAAAGTCAATCACCTTCAGGGGAATGGCCATGACCAAAACCGAGCATCGAAAGATCGTCAAGCAAATCGCGCAGGCCTGCGAGAAGGCGTACCGGCGCGGCTACCAGCAAGGGCACCTGTACCGAAGGCTCGCGCCACAAGTGACGGAGGATGATGTTGCCAAGTGGCGAGCGAAAGGATCGGTGCAGGGCTACGCCGTCAACCGCGTTCCGCCGGGTCATCCGCGAGTAGTGGCAATCGAAGACCTCATGATGCGGCTCAAGTGCGAGATCGGCTTCCTGACTGAGCTTCGCCAGTTCATCTACGACGCGAGGCCGAAGCCGAAACGCAAGGATTCAACTTCGCGAAGTGTAAACGTGCGGGGCCTCGTCTGCCCGAAGTGCAAGTGCTGGTATTCATCCCATCCGGAAATGGTCGCTACCTTCGGGTGGAAGCCCGGCAGCGTGTGCGGGGATTGCTCCGAAA